GTATCATCTTTCAAAACTTTCTAAAGAAGTTGAAAAAGAAATTGAACAACTTACTGAGTCTGAGAAGGAGTTATTTAAGAAGTACTTTGGAGAGACAGAGCCAGAGCAAACAAAGGAATTCTTTGAGAGTGAGGCATTTATCAACTACAGTACCGATAGAGCAGAGCTGTTTGATGAAGAGATTGACTTTAAAGATTTCTCTTTCTCAATTGATGATCTTGACTTTAAGTCAAGCGAATCATACCCAACATTCATTGAGCTATTCTTGAAATAGCTATATTTGTATCCATGAAGGATACAGTATTAAATATGGTAAAGAATTCCCATTTCAGCAGACGCTGTGGTGGGATTTCTTTTTGTCAATAGATTAACAAGATGCAAGTAAAAGCCCTATCCCCCTGGACTATCAGCGATAACATCACATTCGGATTTCACTCAGCATTCATTGGTACGCCAGTGATATACCTATTCGAGAGGTATGTGTTCAATGACTGGGACTTTCTAGTAAGCATAGGACTTCTAGTTTTCTTTGACACCGTGTTCGGTTCTTGGCTCGCAATTAAAGAGAAAAGATTTAGTGCCACTAAAGGTATGAGTGGCTTTATTAAGAAACTTGGCTACATAGCAATGTCGGTAATGCTTATTGGTATAATTGACAACGCAAAGATTGGAGGTAAGGAAAGTTTCTTTAGCGACATTATTGATTCAGCAGCGTTATCTGTACTTATGGCATTTGAGGCTGTGTCCGCGATTAAAAACCTTTACAAACTAAACCCTCCAAAATCCGTTAAGAGTCCTTTAGAAAAAATATTGAAAAGGCTATCTAACTGGATGGAGTCATGGTAAGAGATCTACAGAAGTCGCTTGGTGTTAAAGATGACGGGCTTATTGGCAAAGTAACTGTAAATAAGTTCGCGGAAAAGCACAAGTTAAACGCAGTAGAGTGTGCTCATTTTTTTGGACAGTGTGATCATGAGACAGCTGGATTTACAGCGTTTGTTGAGAACCTTAATTATTCAGCTCAAGGATTATTAAAAACTTTTCCAAAATATTTCAATGAAAAAACTGCTATGGCTAACGCGAGGAAGCCTCAAAACATTGCTAACATTGCTTATGCTAACAGGATGGGTAACGGTCCAGAATCGTCAGGAGACGGATGGAAGTACAGAGGAAGAACACCTATTCATCTAACTGGTAAAGCAAACTACGAACAAGCGTCAAAGCACTTTGGTATCGACTTTGTAGAGAACCCAGATCTTACACTTCAGTATGGTTTTGATATAGCCTTGTGGTTCTTCAAAAAAAATCGCATATTTGCATTATGTAAAGATTTGTCTGACGAATCAATAACCGCTGTAAGCAGGCGAATAAATGGAGGACTAAATGGAATTGATCAACGAATTAAAAAGACTAAAAAGTATTTCCATCCGTAGGTACTACACTCATCTACTAGCTGTAGTTGTTGGTTTTGTATTTGGAGTGCTTTCTATTCAGGAGAAAGAAGAGAAGGTTAAAATCAAGTATGAGACAAAGAACGTACCGTTTAAGGAGTATGTATTCATTGATGTCCCGAAGCCAAAGTACGTTAGAGATACTGTTATTAAAGAAGTAAAGTATCCAGTAAATGTTTTTGAGGGTGTACAGAAGACTGAGTTTGGAGATCTAGGTTATAAGGCTTCAACCGCTGGTCATCTTTTAGATTTAGAATTTAAGCCAGACTTTCAGATACCAGTAACAAATACAATAGTTGAAAAGACAATAGAGCGTTCGTCATTGTACGCAAACGCATCATATACAATTAACAATCACTTATCTGTAGGTCTAACATTTGTTCACAAGAAGTGGGAGTTAGGTTACAGTAGAGGGTTTGATAATTCAAACACAATAAGAATAGGAAGAAGAATATTTTAATAACAATCAAATGGCACAAATCGAAAAAACACAACTAGAAAAGATCCACAGTCTACGAGTAGCTTACGCAACAGCTAAGTTGAGAATTGCTGAGATCGAAATTGAAAAGCAGGGTCTTTTCATTCAACTTTCAAAGGTATCTGAAAAGATTGCTGAAGAAGAGGAAGCTATTAAGGCTGAGTTCGGAGAGGACGCAGTTATCGACCTTAAGACAGGCGAGGTGACCAATGGTAATTCGTAAAGTATCTATTGGTGCAGACTACAAGGGTAGTTCTATGCACTACGTTGTAGGTCAATCTGTTTTCAACGACACTTACAGAATACATCTTATTAGAGAGGTCAATAGACGTATCGAGATATTTGTTATTCACGGTGAAGAAGGATCAGGTGAGATTTACCTATGGAAGACCTTCAACGAGAACATGCCAGCAACTTTAGAGTTTAATCTTGATTTTGAATGAGGTCACCATTTCACTTTATTGTAGAGCCAGTAGGTGGTTCTAGATACGATAACGTGAAGAGCATTGGTGGTATAGACTTTATAACTAGCTCTTCAAAGGAAGACCACAAGGCATCTAATAGGCACGCTAAAGTTTTGGCTACACCTATTGGGTATACTGGAGATGTTATGCCAGGGGATATTGTGATCGTTCACCACAACGTATTTAAGTACTACAACGACATTCACGGTAATGAGCGTAGCGGTAGATCACATCTATTCGAAAGCATCTTCTTGATTGATGACGATCAGTTTTACTTGTACAAGAGAGATGGAGATTGGAAGGCTCATTCACGGTATTGCTTTGTTAAACCAGAGAAACGAATGGATAACTACATTCTTTCAAAGATTGGAAACGAAGAATACTTGAGAGGAACTCTTATATACCCTAACCAAGATCTTATTGACAAGGGTTTAAAGAGCGGTGACAAGGTTGCCTTTACTCCAGAGAGCGAGTATGAATTTGAGATAGATGGAGTTACACTCTACAGAATGTATTCTAAAAATGTTTGCATAGAACTGAATGGAGTTAAATGAAACAAAGAGAAAGATTATCAGTGCTGGCCGAAAGGCTGTGATGCACTTGATAGAAGTTGCCGAGGAGAGGATCATCTCTGGTGGCGAAGAAGACCTTTCTGCTGACAAGTTAAAGAACGCTGCTGCCACTAAGAAGCTGGCAATATTTGATGCGTTTGAGATACTTGATCGCGTTGAGGCAGAGGAAGAACTTCTAAATAAAACAGACAAGGATGAAACTGGAAAAGGTGGATTTGCTGAACGAAGAGCAAAGAGACACGGGTAAATCCCTGTACACAATCGTTGATGTTATACCCGAGAAGGATAGAATCAAGGGTAATACCAAAAAGATATACCAGTACGGGTATAACTCTGAATATGACCTTGTGGTTATATCTAAGGATGGTACCATTGGTGAAATATATCAGATCAACGGTTTAAAGGTTGCACTACCAGAAGAGCCTAAGAAAGTTTATAGCAGATCTGCAAAGAAAGAAGATCAGTACTGGGAGAGGTTTGAATTTCCTTCAGCACTTTCTAAGATAAAGTCAATCTTCCAGTGGAACAAGATGCCACTCCAGTTTAGAAATACTTGGGTTGATTACATTGACACTGAGTTTGACAGGAGAGATAATGGTTTATGGTTTAAGAATAACGGAGTATCAACATACATTACTGGTGGGCATTACATGTACTTGCAGTGGTCTAGTATTGACGTTGGTTTCCCAGACTTCAGAGAGGCTAACAGAATCCTTTACATTTACTGGGAGGCTTGCAAGGCTGATCCACGATCGTTTGGAATGGTGTACTTGAAGATCAGACGTTCTGGTTTCTCTTACATGGCAGACGGTGAGATTGTTAACATCGGTACAAACATCCACAACGGTCGTATAGGTATCCTATCGAAGACTGGTCCAGATGCAAAGACGATGTTTACGGATAAGGTTGTTCCTACGTTTAGAAATTATCCGTTTTTCTTTAAGCCTATTCAGGACGGTATGGATAATCCAAGGACTGAATTAGCATTTAGAATACCATCCTCTAAGATCACTGCAAAGAACTTTAAGACTATGCACGATGAGGAGGAGCCAGAGGAAGGTCTTAACACTACCATTGACTGGAAGAACACCGCAGACAACAGCTACGATGGTGAGAAGCTACAACTTTTAGTACATGACGAAAGTGGTAAGTGGTCACAACCAAATGATATTCTGAACAACTGGCGTGTAACCAAAACATGTTTACGTTTGGGTAGAAAGATTATTGGTAAGTGTATGATGGGATCTACATCAAACGCACTTGACAAGGGTGGTGAGAACTTCAAGAGATTGTACGAAGACTCAAGACCGAACAAGAGATCTGAAAACGATCAGACTAAGAGTGGTCTATATGCTCTGTTTATTCCTATGGAGTGGAACATGGAAGGCTTTATAGATAAGTACGGCATGCCAGTATTTAGAAAGCCCGATAAACCTGTAATAGGGGTCGATGGTGAGATTATAAACCTTGGTGCTATAGACTATTGGGAGAACGAAGTAAAGTCTCTTAAAAGCGATCCTGATGCCCTTAACGAGTTCTATCGTCAGTACCCTAGAACAGAGTCTCACGCGTTCAGAGATGAGAGCAAGCAGTCGATATTTAACCTTACCAAGATCTATACTCAGATTGACTTTAATGACAGCTTGATCGCTGGCAGCTTTACCACTAGAGGGTTCTTTAGTTGGAGAGATGGTAAGAAGGACAGCGAGGTTGTTTGGACTCCAGATCCAAGGGGTAGGTTCAACATATCATGGGTTCCTCCACGTGGTTTACAGAATAGAGTTGACAGGAGAGGTGATTTGTTCTACCCAATGAATGAGCACATCGGTGCGTTCGGTTGTGACTCCTACGATATTTCTGGTACTGTAGATGGATTTGGATCTAACGGTGCATTGCATGGATTGACTAAGTTCAACATGGAGGACGCTCCAAGTAATGAGTTCTTTCTAGAGTACGTTGCACGACCTCAGACGGCAGAGATATTTTTTGAGGAAGTTTTGATGGCTTGCTTTTTTTATGGTATGCCAGTACTTGCAGAAAATAACAAGCCAAGGTTACTATATCACTTCAAGAACAGAGGTTATAGACACTTCTGTTTGAATAGACCAGACAAGCCTTTATCAAAGCTGTCTCCAACTGAGAGAGAGCTTGGTGGTATACCTAACTCAAGTGAGGACGTACGACAGGCTCACGCATCAGCTATTGAGACGTACATTGAGAAGAATGTTGGCTTTGATATGGAGGGTACTTATAGAGATCCATCAGAGATGGGGTCGATGTATTTCAACAGAACTTTAAATGATTGGGCTAAGTTTGATATTAGTAATAGAACAAAATACGATGCCTCTATTAGTTCTGGTTTAGCTATTATGGCTAATCAAAAGCACATGTATCAGCCTGAGAGAAAAGAGTCAAAAATAAGCATTAAATTTGCAAGATACAAGAACAATGGGACAACCAGTCAAATAATTAGCTAATGC